GTAGTGATCTACTTTCAACTTGCCCCAACGACGAAGGGTAATGTCGTAAATGAGGACGTAATTGAAAGGGCCGGCGGCTGCAGTAGTTCCGTAGGAGACGCACAAGAATCTCCCGCCGAGGAACGCTACTTTGATGTAGATACCTGCGACGCGGGAGATGGAAAGCAGGTTAGTCGTGGAGTCGAAAGTCTCCAGGATCTTGGAGGAAATGAACTCCGTCAGGATCGGATGCAGGTTCTCCGCTTCCTTGAGAGTCTGCTGCTGCATCCCGTAGGAGGAGAAGATGTAGGCAACACCTGCGGAAGTATCACGGGCGAGATAGTTCCAAGAGAGAAGGCCACCGGAGTTGCGAACTTCCCGGAAGATCCACGGAGCAGCAGCGTTCTGGGTGTAGACGGAAGCTACAGTATTCTCGGTGCAATGAATCAGGAAGCCGCCACTGATTTGCGTCAGTGCGATAGCAACACCGCGAACGTCAATGGGAATCTGGCTACCTGCACCACTGCCGGCGACAATGGTGAAGTCGATGGGATTAGTAAGCGATGACCACTTGATGGCAGTGCCGGACAGGGCGATCAGGTAGTTGCCGGAGTTGCAGATCGCCTTGATGGTACTACCGGTAACACCGAGGAACGTGGCGGTAATATCGGTGAATGTGGCGCCATCCCACTTAAGGATGATACCAGTGGAGGTCCCCGGTTTCCAGTAGCAAATGAAAGTGAAGCCCCCTACGTAGGCAGCAGAAACCTTGTACTCCACAGCAATTGGCGCGCCGGCGAGAGGATTCGTGGAAACCCACGGAGTTCCCAACGCCGGAGTTACATAATTCATCCCCTGCGACGGGGAGAAATACCATGTGTCAGTATCAGTACGGAGAATCAGTACGTCGTCAGGAACTCCCGCGCCGGGGAATGCAGCTTGCACATTGGAGAATGCAACGCTGCGAATCCCTTCGGTGGAGGGCAGAACATTCTCACAATAAAGAACTTGTGGAATGTTCTGCGGGTTGTTATCTAGGAAGTTCTGAGGATTACTGGTTGGATCTCGTAACCGCCCATCCATCGTCCCGATAATCACGGAACGAGGTTGGAAGCGAGTTACGAATGGAAAGGTGCTGGCGTTTAACGCCGCCGTGAGCGTATATTGGGCCATTACTTTTCCTTGGCGGGCACCCGTAGAACTTTCGAAAGTTCATGTACTTCGGCGCGTAGTTCCTCTATCTGCTTCTCAACTCGCACAGATCGCTCCGATGCCAGTTGTTCCAGAATAGTGATGCGTTTATCCAGCGAGGCATACGCCAACGCGCCGGACACCAGAATTGTCCCCGCAGTAATCAACGTGTTGATGTTGATACTTCCCTCGAGCCTCATGGTGGTACTACCTTTCTAGTGAAGGATTGAAACCTACAGAAGATCCACGACTACGTCGGTAGTGACTGGCGCGCCGGCATTCGTAATACCGAGAGTATTTTCCGGTGCGGCCATCTGCGACTTAAGTTCCGTATACGCCTGTTCCCAGATATTCTGAGCAACATCGGGAACGAATTCAATTTGCCGTTCCCACATGTAGCCCTTACGAGCCTCGAAAGCAGCTTCGGAAATATACCCGCGAAACAGCACGGAGCACTTGCTACCGTGATTGTTGAGCGCGTCGATATTGTTAATCCGAATGTACAGCTCTCGAGTTTCCCCAAAGTCCGTGTCGACAACCATTTGGATAGCCATGATATTCCCCTTCCTTTCACTTGATTACGGATCGATTGCACCAAATTGTTTGAAGACTGCAGTACTGCCAGCAGTTCCGCCAGTAGTACAACTCCAACCCATCTTACCTGCAGCAGCAGGAATGGAAGACCAGATAATGTCGCCGCGGAGGTATTCCCCGGTGGTAGGCGCGACAGTAGAAAGCCCTCGATACTTCATCTCACTCTTAGTACCGAAGAAGTGAGTACCGATACCAATTTGCCCAAAACCAGCAGACGGCGCGTCGGAGTTGTTTCGCGCGTACCCGTTGGCTACTGTGGCATTGGAATCATAGAAGTTCTGATGCTCGCCAACTCCAGCTTTCTGGAGTACGATGCTACCTACGCGTCGGTTCCACCGCCAGAAGCTGTTGCTCCCGGTATTGGCGGTACTATCCTCCATGGAGATAGCGTAGCCGCTAGTGCGGGGAGTATCCGTCGCGCCGGTGTTCTGGATACCGATAATCAGGAAGCCGGTTTCCATTGCCGGGAACAGCTTGACGCCGCTACCGGAACCGCCAGCTTGAATGAAGCGGAAACCCGAAGTAGAATCAATACCGCCAGCGAGAGCGCCACCAACAACCAACGTAGCAGTTGCGAAGGTACTAGGACCGAAACCTGCTTCGGAGTAGCAATTCAGGAAAACCGACGACGCGTTAACGTTATCAGTTTTGTAATCCCCAGAGAAGTTGCTGTTTGCATGGCAAGCGACCCACGTATTCCCCAGGAAGGAGGAATCGAAGATGCCATACAGACCGTTCTGCACCACGTTAACGTTATAACCGGAGCCGGCGTTAACGTCAGCAAGATCCACGAATACGCCGTTAAGCGCACTACGTTGAATAGTGACGCCTTCCAACCGGAACAAGTTGTCGTTACCAAGCGCAGGATCTGCGGCGGGAGCGGTAGCGGATGCTACGATATTAATCCCGTTACCTTCAAATCCGAACAAGAAGCAGTTACGGATAAGACACATGCCGCGCATGCGAATACCGTGAGCTTCTACGTTACCAGCGCCAGGATTAACGGGGTGGCCAAGCGGGAAGAAAGCAGTAGGTCCAGATTGCGGCGTATCTGCAATTAACCGAAGACCTTCAACAACGGAACCTGCGGACGAGAAGGTGGGATCCGGATAGGAACCGGAACCCGTAATACCGGCAAGACCGTTGGTATTGAAGGAGTTGGTGATAATGCCGCCGACACCGGCAGGGAAACTCAGCTCAGAACCGCCATCGTTACTGGCAACAGCGCCAGTAGTACCGAGGAGTTTCGTCTGCCGGGTGATGTTGATCGTGGAGTTAACACGATAGCGGCCGGCGGGAAAGTACACTTCCGAACCGGAGAAGAAGAAGTTCGCGCCGGTGTACGCCGAGTTGATTGCATTCATGATGGCATCATGGCAATCGAACGTGGAGTTACGACCAATGATGGCCGCATGTTCCGCTTTAGGAATGAACCACAGAATTGAAACAGGACCGGCGTAGTGTCGTTTCCAGCGTCGATTCACGGCATCGACGATGATAGTGCCACCGTTATCTGCGCTGGTAGTATCCGTCGGATCCACCGAGAACATGCCAGCCATGCCGCGATTGCCATTGAGGTAGCAATTCGTGATTTGCGTCGCAGCTACTTGCCGGAGATCCGCATAATCGGGAAGCAGTAGCGGCAGGTTGGCATTGTAGTACCACATCGCCGGCCAAAGATGGTCCGGAAAGATAGCACCACCGGGAGTAGGACCAGCAACACCGAAGGACATTTCAAGTTCTCCTATTGATTACGCAGATCCAGATGCGCGAATACCGATGGCGCGGAGTTGATCGCAAAGCGTCATGCCCGGCGCGCGATTCGCAGGATCGGGATCGAATCCAACTTCACGATTAAGCGATCGTGCTTCCTCTTGTTTGCCAAGAAGGTTAAAGAGATACGCTAGCGAACCTTGAATCAGCAGATCCGGCAGTTCATCCTTGATCCAGGAATTGTAACCAGCAACAGTTACATCAGGATTTTGCCAGTAGCCGATCCGCGCGCCGGCACTCGGCCATGCAAAGTTGACATTGCAATTCACCCCACTCATGTACCAAGCATCTTGCTTGAAGTACCCGAAGTTGTCGATAACATTGGAAGGTTCAACTTCCTCGAGTATATTACCGAGAGAGCCAGTACCGGGATCGTAGTACTGGATGTAATTTACTTGTCGGAAGCGCGTGAGGGAGGACGACACGTCGATAGTGACGTTCTGGGAAGACGCGAAAGTAGCGTTAGCTTCGACGTGATCGCGCCAGAAGAAATCGAGTCGGTGGGCGCGCAGTGTAACCTGCCGCAACGCCACAGCGATCTTATCGTCAATATCCCCGCGCTTGGAAAGCAGCTTGATTTCCGCGATCAGGTCATTGTAGGTCATAGTATTGGAAGCTCCTATCTATAGAAAGAAAAAAGCCCGTACAGCATTTCTGCAAGTACGGGCAACCCTTTCACAGGGGAGGAGGACAAGCAACTGGTACTATTTCTGCTTCGCCGTCTGCGTCAGAGCAGCAATACGCGCCGCAGCTTCGTCAGCGGAGGACGGAGCTTTCATTTGTTCTGCAGCTTGCGTGAGGTTAGCAGCAATGGGATCGACAGCGGTAGTTCCGGACATGGAGCTTTGCATGCCAACAACTGCGCGCCCGCCACTAGCAGGAGCAACTTGCACCGGAGTCGGTTGCACATGCTGCACTTGCACCGGCATGATGGGAGTATTGGGATCGAATTGCTGGCCGTGGACCGCCGCGTGGGCGCGAGCAGTTTGCATCACGGAATTAGCAAGTTCTTGTTGCAGTTCCCGCTGGATAGCTGCATCTACTTCGCTTTCCGGGAGCGTGTAGATGAAAGTACCGGGAACGTCGGCGACCATGTCGAGTTGATCTTGTTCGCGCTTATCATCAGTGATATACCGATGGTTAGCGAAGGATACCGATTTGACTGCTGAACCGCCAAGGTCGAAGTGGAACTTAGCGTAGTTGAAATGGTGGAAGTAGACCTTCGGGTCAACTTTGTGCTGAGAGGGAGTACGAGCGGCATCGGCAAGTTTGCGCGCATATTCGTTGGTGGAGATATTCATCGACATGATGGACTTTCGAGAGAAATGGTTGGGAGAATTGTTGGGATTGGGAAAAAGGGGAAGGAGCCCTGCGTGCCACAGAAACCCCTTCCCAACTTCCTCTCGCCAGGAAAATTAACCGGCAGCGCCAGCCGTGAAGTTCAGCAGAACAGCGTTAGCTGCCGGGTTCTTCACGAGGTTGGTAAGTTCGCTGGTGAGCGTACCGCCAACCGCATCGACGCCGTTATCCACCGGAGTACCAGAAGTACCGTATTCCTGCGACGACGTCTTGCGGCCAGCCATGTAGGCAAGACCGAAAGTGGCAACGTCGACAGCAATCGCCATCTTGGCCCACGTGCTGGAGTTACCATAAGCATTGAACAGCGGGTGTTCGATGATCTGGAAAGAACCGCGCGGGATCTTGATGGTATCGTACTGCAGGCCCCAAGTGGTTTCTTGTTGCTGCACGTAGTAGGTAGCATTGAGACGGGCAATCGCGTGAATAACCCGACGAGCAACACCGCCACAGAACAGAATCCGCTGGTTCGGATTCATAGGATCGGTATTCTGTTGGAACACCGGATCCAGAGCAGCTTCCAGCTGCGTGTAGTTGGTAGTAGCACCAAGCGTGGTGATGTTACCACTGGCGTTGGTTTGCACAGTGTTGATAAGACCATCCATCGTGGAGATGGGTTGGCCGTTACGCGTACCGAGGAACTTCTGACCGAAGATCAGGCCCTTCTCGATATCAACAGCGTGGAAACCAGCGCATTCCTGCCGCGATTCCGCAACGTTGCTACCGCCGGCGATAACCTGCGTAGCTTGCAGAGTACCAGTCAGCGCCCAAGAGTTGCGGAAAATCTGGGTGTAGTTGACGATACGAACAGCAGCGATGCTCAGAGCTTGCGGGCGCAGAGAGCCTTGTTCGTACGCGTTACCAACCATCCAGCAGCTGGTAGCGTTGTTGATAACAGCCGCAGCAATGGTGCCGAAAGCACGCTGAACTTGCAGCTGGGTCGGGCCGAGAACAGCAACCACCAGCATGTTCTCGTTCGTGGTATCAGCACGAATCACCATGCCGGGAAGCATGTTGGCCGTGGAAACAACGTTAAGAACAGCATCAGCCGCAGCCGCTTGCGCCGACAGAACCACGGACGGGAAGACCATGGTTTTAGCGAAGTAACCATGCTCAATTTGCATGGCCGTATCTTCTTTCAGCAGCGCGGAGATACCAAACAGCGGCGCGCCGCCATTAGGCATCAGGCGAGTAATCGCCGCAGCAAAAGACTTCTTTGCCAGATCCGCAGGAAGCTGCGAAGTATTCCAAGTACCGACGGGCATTTCCGTTCCCCTTTCGTAAATTAGGTGGATTAGTTACCAGCGGTACGAAGACCGCGCATTTCGATGTTCGGCGTGAAAGTCACAGCCACGTTGTCAGCAGTCGCGGTGGAGTTCACCGAAAGCGTCACAGTACCAGCGGACAGGTTGATCGCGGAGACAACCGCGCTCGCGCCGATACCGGTGCCAGTAACCAGCATGCCAATGCCGATATTCTGAATATCAGCGATGGACATGTTGGTAAGTTTCGGATCGGCGTTAGTGGTGGAAGCCACTGCGACACGAGTACGCTTGTTATCCGAGAGCAGCGTCAGCAGATACTCGCGAGTACTGGAAGCGGCGACGCCAGTGGTACCAGCGAAGGTAATACCCGCACCGGCAACGAGGGTGTTAGCAAACGCCACACTGGAAGTAACCAGCAGCGGGAAGCTATCACCACGAACCAGATCCGGCACAGCTGCCAGAATTTGATCCGCCGACGGCGTGGTATCACCGTAACCAGCACCAGGACCGGAACGATCAATCCAGCCAGCGAGCACGTAGGCAACCGGCCAAGTAACGTTTCCGTTAGTAGCATCAGAGATGCGACGAACGCCAGAAAGGGTGCGAACGCCCGCAGGCATCCGACCTTCTTGGCCACTTTGAACAACTTGCGGGCGCGAAAGCATTTCAATTTCCTTTCAAAGTTTCGCAGAATGGAACTTAATTACCTCCAAGAAGCTGCATCCAGTCAACATCGGAACTACCAGTTCCATTGTTGGGAGTGTTCTTCTTGTTGTTCGCCGAATTGACATTGTTAATGTCGGTCGCCATAGCGATGACATAATTTTCTGCCATTTCGACAACACGGTCGGGAGTAAGGTGGGGATTGGTTCTCGCGATGTTTTGTTTCAGCGCGTCGACCATTGGCTGTGCAGCCGGGTGAGAAAGTGCAGGATGCTTAGGAGCTGCGTTCTGCACTTGGAAATTGCGGATCCTATCAGGTAGTGCCTGTTCGAATCGCTGGTTATTCTTTCCGATTGCGGTTTCCACAACTCCTGCGTTCACCTGCATTGCCTGGAGGAAAGCACTTTGAGCCGTTGCATTAAGGACTTCCATGAATGCTTGCGGATCTTGTCCGCTCATGGCTTTCTGCAATTGCTCTTGGGAGATGCTACCAAGAAAATTCATCTTGCTAGCAGCTTCCCGAAGCTTCTCCGGATTTACTGCAAGAACAGAGCCTTGCATTGGATCGGCAGGGAGAGTGGGATTACCTTTATCGTCAGTGGGGATTCTAAAGAGATCCTTAAATTGGTCGAGCGAGGAACCTCCTTGACCTTTAGTAGGATCTGCGTTGTTGTTGGGGTCGGTACCAGGCTCGTTGTTGCCAGTCTGGTTATTAGGATTGTTGGGATCCAGAGTGTTATTCTTCTGGTCCAGTTGCGTACGGGACGGGAAGTTGGGATTACCAGTTTGCTGCGCGCCACCCTGATTGGGATTCGGCATTTGCACGCCGCCCGTACTCGCATTGCTGCGACCAAAAGGAAGCCAGTTCATGAAACCACCACTGCCGGCGGGAGAGTTCATTTGTTACACTCCAGAAGTTTGTTGAGAAAGATCAAGCGGAATGGGCTCAGGATTGAGGGCACTTTGAATCAGTGCTTCAAGAAGATCGAGCTGCCCTTTCCAATAAGCTCGAACTCGTTGATTCTTACCATCGCTTTCCGGATCTTCGAATTCCTGCATAGCAAGTTGACGAAAGATACCGACGCGATGATTCTGGAGATAGGCGATAGAGAGTTCCTTATGTTGGAACTGCATCGCCATCGATTTCTCTTGCGGCGTGAACTCTGTTTCCAGTAGTTCACTACCGAGGAACATTTGTGCCATTACTTAGCTCCTGGGGCGGTAGGTTGAGAGGGCTGCATCATTGCTTGTTGTGCTTGCGCATTTTGTTGTGTCGCTTGTGCGTTACTGGCGTTCTTATCCGCCGTGGGTTGCGAAGCATCCGCGTGCGCTTGTTGTGCTTGCAGAAATTGCTGCTGTTGTTCCGGAGAACGTTGAAACTTCTGGATAATATCCCCAGCACCTTGCGTCTTCCACGTATACAGCAGCATTCCAACGATATCGTATTGCGCGTTAATCGCGGGAACGGCCATACCAAGTTGCGCAATTTGGGAAAGCACGTCCAGAGATACCAACTTCTCGCTGGGAGTCTGACCGTCCGTAAGTTTGAATTGCAGGACCGCCTTGCGAAGCTCCTGCGGATTGATCTTCACATTTTGTTGGGAACCGAAATTATAAAGTTCTGCGGGCCCTTGGTATTGCAAGATATTCATCTTGACAATCTCCTTGAGCGGCGCGAACCATGAATCCTCGAGGGTAATTGCCAGCAACCGGGGATGCCAGTCGCTCTTATTCATTACCGTCTCAAATTCAAATTTCGTCTTGTTGCCCTTCTGGAACTGTCCTTGTTGGACATTATTAGTACCGTTCGCAGTTTGTGCCATTTGCTGCACTTGCTGCGCCATCTGGAGAATACCAACTACGGAGTCGTCTCGGTAGTTGCTTGCATACACAGCATCTTGAACTGGCTTGCCGTACGCGCCCGGTTTAACCGGAATTCGTGCAACGCTGGAGGCTTTGTCAATTTCAGTTTTAGAGATTCGGGAAGGATCGTAGAACAGTCGATCAAATACCAGTCGCCGCTTGGATTCGATGCCAGAAGCCCACAGTGACGACGCCATTTCCTGGTAGGGAGTGACGTTATCACCAAAACTCTTGGCTTGATATCCAAGTCCATCATCAAACGGCTGTCCAACAACAATCGGCAAGAAGTTATGAGCATTGGTCATCCTCCTGCAATGGACAATCCACTGTTGATTTACGACGATAAGTTTGAAGATTTGAGGGGTGTTTCGCGCCGGCAGATTAAGGTTGAAGTCATTCGGAAGTACGCGAACGTAGAGAACTGCTACCTCATAGAGGTCCTTGTACTCCATACTCCCGTTGTTCGAAATTCCTGCCAGCCAGGAAGTCCAGTTGGTACCGTTGGAGGAAGTAGGAGAAATGAGGGCGCAGGGGTTAATGAGGGGAATGTAGTATTGCCCCATTGCACCGTTGCCGACAGTGTACGTATTGCAGGAGCTTTGGAAAGCCTGCGTCACGTTCATGCTATTGCCAGGACCGAGGTCGATGATAAGTTGCTTCAACCTCGTGCGGGGGTACAGTTCAACGTAACCGGCGAACTCCCCATTGGTATGAACTTGGTTCGGAGGAACACGAGTATCGAGGATGATGTTATACAGATCCAGGCGCTTTGCGAAATTTCCGGAGTACATCTCCTCCGCAGCAACGCCACCTTTTTCCAGCGCTTTCGTGGGATCATTGATAATGGAGAAAACCTTCTTAGTTTCCCATGCTTTCTCCATTGCCATGATGTTGTACTTAAGACCATCACGGAAGCACTTGA